GTATCTTGAAGATCTCCATATTTTAGAGCTCCTTGTGCAATGGTTGCGTTTAAAAATGCTTGACGTCTTTCAAAGTCTGATAAGTCTGAACCTGCCTTGCCTAGGGTTCTTGCATAGTTTTCAACAGCAGTATCTAGCCGAACCATAATACCTAGTTCATCTAAAATTTCTGGTTCTAGTTTGGCAACACCTCGGAATAGTCTATCTAGTGAATCACCTAAGTTTCTACCAAGTGCTATCGAAGCATTTCTTGCTACTTTCGTTAATTCTTCTATTTCTTTAGTACCGAAACCAGAAGTTATAGCAATTGCTGAAGATCTTAATGCTTCTTCTAAAGATACTGCATTGTCTGTAATATCTCGAAGACTTCCTGCAATTACACTAGAAGTTCTACCTGCTGCATTTGCTAAAAAATCGAAACCTTGTGCTAAAGTGTCTACTTGAGCCGCACTACGTAAAGCGTTAAAAGCAGCTGTTGCCGCAAAGACGTTCGCTGCTAATGTGGCATAAGCACCAACAAGACCAGAAGAACCTCCTCCCATAGTTTCTTTCATTTTTGAGAAACCTTTTGAGGCAGAAAGATTACTTTGGAATAAAGCTTTTTCTTTTTTGTTTGTATTATCTTGAGCTTTGTTTAATTTTTTATGAGAACCAGTAGTTCCATCTATGTCTTTCTTAAGTTTTTTCTGATGTGATTGAACAACCTCGAAACCCTTCGATGTTGCTACTACTTCAAATACTACCTTATTTGCCATTAACTTTTTCTTTTCATTCGGTCATACTCAGCTTTTAATTTTTTCTGAGATGCTTCGATTGCTCTACTGTCTAAAAACAGTAATGTTTCTAATACATATTCTTTTTGATGATTTTCGATTCCATAGTGTTCTAATAGAAAATCAAAATTTGTGTAATCTTTACCAATATATCCTATATCTGGATATATTCTGTCTCCCATGCTATAAAATATGTTCATGGAGGTTACTGTAAGTTCTGGAAAGTCTTCCCAGTCTGGAGGACATTTTTCCCAGTCGGGTTCTTCCCCCATTTGTTCCATCATTTCAAGATACTGGTCTTTGGTCATACCAATATCTTTATTGTCTAGAAATACTTCAAGTCTCTTTTTTAACTTTTCCTTGTTCTTGGCTGCGAAAATTTTCTAGATCAAAGACTACCTCATTGAGCCAATTATCAAACTCTGATGAGTTTTCAACTAAGACTTGAGCATTAGTTTCTGAAAATTCCATTTCATCTTCGGGGTTTTGATCTTTTAGATCAACAAGTAGTAAGTCTTGTAGATATTCTAATTTTAAACCTTTCCAGTTTTTAACTGTTGCTTTTGTAAATTCTACAACAAATTTTTCATCATTTAATTCATCTTCAAATTGACGAGTTTTACGATTAAATTTATTTATTGTACACTTCTTACGAAGATTTGTTAATTCTTTTCTTGATAGATTTGCAAGTTCAACTTCAAATCCATTTAATCCTGGGAATTCTGCCCAAGTGGTTTTACTATCTACTAGTAATGATTTTAATTCCATGTTGTTATATTCTCCTAATATGTTATAACGGTTGATAAGTTTGCAGGATTGCCTATCAATCGATAGTCAAAAGACTGCGTAAATACGTCTGTAGTATTGGTTCTTTTAGTAAACATACAGTTTGCTAAGTTTGCATCTAAAAAGGTGCTACCGTTTACTACTGTTTTAACACGGACTGTTGTGTCAGTATTAAAACTTTGCACTGTACTTGAATTATTGCTTGTAACATATTGTACTATATTACCAGAAACAACTCTTCTTCCGAGAGTAAACCCAGAAGGATACATTGCATTTGAAGCATTTGTAACTGAAAGACTGCTATGTAATGTTTCATATGGTGTCCATTGTATTTCATTCTGGACAGTCAATGTAGCAGATATGATGTTTGATACATCACTTCCACTCACTTCTACATCAATAAGCGATAAGGTGGGAGTTCTTGTCGAACTAGCACTCGCCAGTGAACCTGGGAGTGAATAAGAAGCATTTCCTACTCTTTCTAATTTTTGTGCCTGTCCTGAGACAGCTAAACTTAGTGGTGAACCTTTCGCTAAATTGAAATTTCCTTCTGTTATTACACATTCATTCAATTTAAAAGTGCTTTCTCCAGTTACGATATAAAGGTCAAAAGAATTAATTCTTGTTTGCCCCTCTGTAGAATCGTAATCTGTTAATAGACTTTTTACTATTGTTTCATCTTTTTCAGTTGTTAGATGAACTGTAAAACTAAAGTCCGCAGGGTTTGCTTTTGTTATGCTTGTTCCCTGAAACATTTTTGTTTGATCGTGCAAAGTCTTTACTTCGTATGCATCTTCCGCAAATGTCTGTGAGAACGATACGTCAGGAGTCGTTTTTAATAAGTAACGACTCCCTCCGTATACGAGGTGTACATTACTTTCTTTAAGAAAGTTGTACGCTGTCATTGTTATACGCCTAAACTATGGTTAGTTGCGTATTGTGAATCTGAGTGAGTTGTTGAACCCTTATATTTCACAGTCATTTCATCACCTGTTAATAGGTCTGTTCCATGAGCTGAGAACTCTACAGTTGTAGAAATCAAATCCGCAGTTTCAATTGTTGGCACTGTTAAATGCGCTTTTGGTATATCAAACTCTACTACTGGTGTAGCACTTGAAGCTCCGCCCATAAATAAACTCATATCAAATGAGTTACTTACAAGGTCAGTTGCTCCTGCTAAGTCAGTAAGTAATTGGTTTGAACCGTCTGTTTTTGTATCCAAATAACATGTTAAGTTACCAGTAACTTGTCTAGCACCTGTAAAAGAACCGATTGGTTTGTCTACAAGACCTAAAGTTTCTGGAGTTACATAAGTAACATTATTAGCGATAGTAATTGAACCACCAGTAATATTGATATCATATGTTGTTGCATCTAATCCATTAGAAGCTGCTCCACCACCTTGTGCTGCACAAGACAGAGTTAATGTTGACAATTTGTTTCTTAAATAGTCAGCGTCATCTGGTGCTACACAGTCAGCATAGTTGTAAGCTTCTACATAAGTAGTAGTACTTCCGCCAGCAGCATCTAATACACCGCTAGTATTGAAAGTAGCATACTTAGAAGGATCTTCTAATACTGTTGATACTTGGTCAATAGTTGTAGCATTACCAGACCATGTAATTTGAGCAATTCCATCAATAGAAAAGTCAATTTCACATTGGTTTACCTGAGCTTCATTCAATCTGTAAGTTGTATTTTCAAGAACAAAGAATATATTAAGTTTTAATAATTCATGATGTTCTGATCTTACAAAACTGACATCTGCGTCTGTTCCATCAATTGTAATAGCTGATGCTGAAGTACCTGTTAAAGCTCCTTCTGCGATATCTTTACCTGCCATAGAGGCCCATAAGATATTTTCAACCATATCATGATCTCCGCTTGTTCTCCAACTGTTAGTACCATGTTTGAAAGGTCTTACATAAGTTCCAAAAGACCACTCTGCTGGTGGTAAAGAATCATTGAATCGTTTTGATCCACGATTCGGTGTAGCACCTGCCTCGTTGATCTGAACATCAGTAGATTCACTTCCTTGTGAAAAACTATATCCGTCTAGTACACCAATTCTAAAAGTATTAGCATCTGCGCCATTACCTTTAAACAGTCCTAAACCTGCTCTTGAGTTGTCTGTTGTTGTTGTGCTTGTAACACCTGCAATAGTTGCTACAAAACCAGTACCACTTCCTGTTGTTGCGGATTGAGTTGCTGTTTCGTTATCAGCAAATCCATGTCCACGGAAGTTATTTGGTAGATATACTTCAGTAACTGCTCCAGAATTAACTGCTTTTACAATAACTTTTAGCTGATCACCACTTGCTGATGTTGTATCACATGTAAGGATATCACCAACAGCGTGTCCGCTACCGCCTGTAAAACCATCTAAAGCTACTGCGCAACCACCTGCGGTGTGCACTCCATTCACAGAGCTGACAAATACCTTGGTATTTCTCGATAAATTTAAAGCCATTTTGCTTTCTCCGTTTTATAATGGAAAGGGGTGCGGCGACATTTTTATGTGCCTTACCTGTTTCCTAATAACGTACTCTGAGTGTCATTTCTCCAATTCCTAAAGGGGCAATTACTCCTTCATCAGTACTTATACTTCCTATTGTTAAAGAAGTAGTACTTAGACTTGGACTGACCGTATCATCGTACACTAAACTATCATTATCATCTATGACTCTCTCGATATCTTCGAGTAATAATGCTAGAGTTTCTTGAACATCGTTGTTATCATTAACGTATGCTCTTATTGTTATATCTAACAATCTCCATTTGAATTGATCGGGTAAATATTCCCTAAATTCATCTCCTGCTACTACGCAGAGACTTGGATATTGTTCTATCTCATCTAAAAATTTTAAACGTCCTGTTACATTGTCAAAAACGTTTGAATTGTATGGGTGATTTCCATCTATTCCCTTTAACTTATCCACAATGGCATCTATAACTTTTTTTCGTTTTGTTCTACTTACCATTATATTCTCCTAAGAGTAAATTTTGTTTCTAGCTTTTGTGCCGCTAATTCTCTTATACTTCTTTCTATTAAAGGCCTTGGATCATAGTTTTTAGGATACCTTGCACCATCTTCAAATACTTTATATCTTGGATCATATGTATAATCCATATGTAGTCCATCTCCTTGAGGCACTACATTTATAAGATTTGCTGATTGAGCGAACCTTCCTGTTTGATTCTCTAAAGCAGGTCTGCCCATATTTCTTTGTATTTCTTTTGTTAGTCTTGTTTGTACAAAAGCTCTTGTTTCTATTGCTTTTTTTAAAAGCTCGTTATCTCCACCATCTCTAGTTTTTGTTCTATTAGGTAAAGGGATTTCACTGGTTAGTACAATTCCTTTAAATGTTCTTTTTTTCCGTTGTAGTTTTTCTTTTGCGCTAACTTTTACTTTACGTTTAGATTTAGGACGTTGAGTATGTTTGGATAAATTTCTAGCAATGCGTTTTTTATACATTCCTCGCATAACTTGATTATTAATAATCATTTGATATCCAAGTTCTTCTATGCTAGAAGATCTTTTTCTTGAAGCTGCTGTTTTAGGATCGTTATATTCTTTTTCTAGTCTTTTTGTTGCTGACTTTAAAAAAGCACTAAGATCACTACCAATCTTTGCCTCTTGTTTACCACCTTTTTCAACTTGGTTTTTAACAGAATCTTCTAAACTTGATCTAACAACAAAATTATCAGATAAGTGTAATTTTCCTCCAGAGTCTATAATATCTTGAAAATGCACTAACTCTAAGTTATTAGGACTTTCAACTACTTGTTCAAATTCTTGTAAAAGTTCTGTCTTTATATCGCCGATTTCATCATCTGCAGCTCCTAAAGTGCCTCTTACACTTGCTGCTTTTCCTGCTGCTACCGCATCTTCATGTCCAATATCTAAAATATTCCAGTATGTGTTCTTTCCTTTCTTAGTAGTTGCTGTTTTAGTAAAAACATTTCCTTCTTCTTTTTTCCCAAATATCTCAGGAAATTGTTCTGCTACTGGATTTACAACATCTTTTTTAAATTTTCTAAGCGCTTCAAATAAATTGGTTTTCTTTCCTGTTGAACCTCTAAATTTTGGATCTTTAACTCTTGCTAGAACTTCTATTCCCCCACTAACTTTTTTTACTTCAAATATTACATTTTTTGAAGTGGGTTTAGCGCTAAAGTACTCCATTCCTTTGGTTGCTATTTTATCTGCGAATTGTTTTACTTTCGAACTGTCCGCATTAGGAGCTCTTAGCTTTATTTCCTCTTGAAGATCTTTTGATTTTATAGTAAATAACTGAGTTTCTTCATTCATCAAGTCTCGGAATTCATCTTCAGAACCTGATCCTGTACCACCTCCAGCTTTTGTTTTCTTAAAAAAGAATATTTGAGTTAGTTCCTGTAATTCTTCTTTTAAATTAGCTATTGCCATTACTTATGTACTTTATAGAAATCTAGTATCCTTTTAATATGGTCTGGGAATCCTATATTTTCTCTCAGACTTGTAGATACAGAGTTCTGTATCGAAGCTCCAGCAATTGCGAGTCTATCTTTTCTTTCGTCTTTCAAATAATATTTTACTAAATCAAAACATGCCAGTTTTAAATCTTCGGGTGTCGAAGCATAACCTGACCTATACACTACTTTTACTGCTGCTCTTCCTTTTGGAAAAGCTTTATCTGCAGTTGCAGTAGTTCTATAAATAGTATCTAGTTCAGTGTCTACTACGTATTCGTACTTACCACTAGAATCTGAGTTACCAGTTATTAGAGTTGTATATGAGTCATCTTGTCCTGTTCTTTCTGCTACCAGAGAGACGCTGACAAGTGGGCTTTCATCCACTAAAATAGCATTTGTATAATCATCAAGAATATCAAAATACTCTGTTTTATCTGTTGAGTAATAATCAACAAATGACGTGCCACAGTAAGTTTTTACTGCTTGACTTATGGCAGGCACTATAACATTAATTTTCGCATTTTCACTTTCTCCAGTGATTCCTGCGAAGTCCTTATACTGTTGTAATGTTACTAAATTTGCCATAATTAAAAGTGTGGGGCGATTAAGGCCGCCCCACGAATCCTGTCTAAGCCGATATTAGCTAGCTTTGTACATGTGTCCCCATTTAGAAGTAACACCATCGATTAGATCGGTGAAGCCAATTCTTTGTGAAGCGACAAGCACTCTGCGTTGAGCAGCAACTTCGTAGTCAGACTCAACGGTTACACCTCTAAGTCTTGGTAATACGTAGTTTCTAGGGTTAACAGCGATAGCTGCGAATTTAGATACTGCTGGAGTAGCGAACTCATCACATAATAGTACTCTTGATCCGAATACTTGTCCGATTTCACCACTTAGTTTAGTAGCCATGTCGCCTACTAAATTAGCATCTTGGAATTCAGCATCTTCTAGTAGTTCAAAGTATGTTCTTTGTGACACAATATAAACTACGTCTGCTGGGTTAACACCATATTTACCCATATTTTTTCTCATTGAAAGAAGTTCTGCAGCTGTAACTGTATCAGAAGCAAAAGCAGTAGTTGACTGTGTGAAATCACTGTCATTTCTTGCTAAGTGTAGAAGCCCTTCAAAAGCAGCTCCACTTGTTCCATATACACCATCAGCATCATCACCAGCTAGAATAGCATTTTCGATACCTCTAGCATGAGATCTTACCATAGATTCTCTGATCAAAGGAAGAATAGGCATAATTGCATCTTCTTCTGTCTCATTTCCTAAGTATGATTGTGAAATCAATTTCTTAGTTGAAAGAGTTCTTTCAGTCATAGTAACACCAGTATAAGGTGATCCATAAGTATCGCCTCTGGTCTCTAAGTTACCATAAGGAGATGAACCTGAAGCAGCTTGGTTAGAAGTAAATTCTGCATAACCTGCATCTGGTAAGATTGGGATAATCATATTCGCAGAAGTCATAGCAATTTCTCTAAATAGAGGAGCTAGAACTAATTCGTTTTCGATATCTCTTTCGATATTTGTTGAAACAACTTGTTCGAAATCAGCAGATGAAACTTCAACACCTGAATGTTGATTTACTTTTTCCATCAAAGATTTTGCCATTGGAGTGTCCCATCCTTTTCCAGTAGCTAGACCAGCAAATTTAGCATCTGCAATGTCTGACTCGAAGGATTTCTTCCAATCGCCGTTGTTACCTTGTCTGTCAGAGAAATGTCTTTTAGACTCACGAATGTTCATGATTTCTTCAGACTTCTCAGCAAGTTGTGCTTCAAGTGATTTAACGACACCTTCTAAGTTAGAATAGTCTTCTTTCACTCTGGACTCAACGTCAGACATTAATTTTTCAGCACCTGTTAATCCAGCTTGGATAACAGTTTTTTGCTCTTCCTGTTTTGCTTCCTCGGAGGCTTTTTGAACTTCAGCTTCTTCAGTTGCTTTTTGAGCAGCTTCATCAGCAGCCTTCTGTTCAGCAGCTTTAAGTTCAGCTTGTTTCATTGCATACTGAGCAACTGCTTTTTCAGCAGCTTCTGCAGCAAATGACTCAAGATTAAACTCTGGGTTGCTCTCAGGAGATGTTTTTTCTTTTGACATATTTGTCTCCATTTCTTTGGCTTTCGCCGTACTTGGCTGCTCAATTTCAACAGCGTCTGCTGAATCGTTTGAGTTAGCCGTATAAAAAGTGTGCTTATACTTGTTGTATTCTTCCATAGAATCAAATGACTTGCTTAGTCCAAAAGTTGCCCCTTGGTTGCAAGGTATTGATACAACAGAAACTTCAAAAAGCTCCGCGTCCTTTATTTTATATCCGTCAGTTTCAGTCATGTAATCAGCGTCCTTGACTTTGAAACCAACAGAAAAAGCTCCAAGGACACCGTCTTTAATTAATTGCGTTACATC